CCTCAAGCGAGTTGATGAAAGTTGTGCCGTAAAAGCCTTCAAAGCCTTTGCTAAATGTAATTGTCGCTTCGATCACAATGCGCTGACCAACATCGCCAACGTGGCTAGACTTTGAACGTTTGGCCTCAATATCTGCTTCGCGTTGTGCTTGCGCAGTTTTGTTGGCTTCAACAACTGACATGAAATCATCGCGGCGCAGAGTAACTTGCAAGCGGATGCGCTCTTTAATAGTGTCAGTACGCTCGCTATCAATGTCGCCGTCTAAATACCAATTCGCAAAATATTCGATTGGGATATCAGAGATAGCCTGACCAAAATATTTGCCGCATGGCATCACACCCTTCGCAATCAAGTTTAAAGATTGCTGGCGCATTGGGTCACACTCGCCCCAAGCGTTTAAGCTTGAAACATTATTCGGATTAAAATCTTCTAGCGCACTCGCAACATCTTCGCCCTCAGCGCGAACATAATCTTGCGCCTTTCTCAAAGCCTCATGCGGGTCACGGCTAAGATTTTTAACATGAGCGAAGCGAGGATCGCCAGTGTGATAATAACCATCAAATCGGCGCAGGGTGAACATACCCTTGCCGCCGCCTGTCCTAATCTCAAAAATATTTTTCATTTTGCCCTCCAGCAAGTTCGTTTCCATATGAATAATATATGCGCATATTTACCTATATGCAAGCATATAAACGCAGAAAATGCGCATAAATACGAAAAAGCCTGAGGGGATGGCGCTATGGCGGCGCTATGGGATACAGCCTAAAACGCAGAAAAGCCCCGCAAACCCGAAGGCTTGCGAGGCTAGAAACTGTTGAATTTGTTGAATTTTTGGTTGCGGGGGCAGGATTTGAACCTGCGACCTTCAGGTTATGAGCCTGACAAAAGTGGCGGTTTTCTGCGCTGTTTATTCGTTGGCGCTATGATGGCGCTATGGCCGATTTACTTTGAAAGGTGGCGCTATGATGGAGCTATCGGAACCCTATGCTGGACGCTAAAAACGCCGCTGGCTTGTTTTGGGCATGGATGTGCCGGAATTTACTTGAAGGCGCTGTGTCCGCAAATTTCCGCGAACAAACGCTATTTCATATTTTCGCGAGCAACGCCGCGTGATTTTTCCCAAGAACGCATTCCTGATAGCCCCAAAAGTGAAAGCGTCAGGCTCATCAATTCTTCAGTCTGCAATTTTGGCAAGATAATTTCCGGCGCCCAAATCGCGACAGCCCATTCGGCAATCGGCATAATAAAAAATTGCGAGGCCAAACCTAAAGCGCAAATCCACATGATCGCCGGCCGTGCGCCGCTAACAAAAATTGATGGATGTTTCGCCTGTTCAAGATTAGTTGCAGCTTGAGCAGCTTGCAGCGAAATAAGTTGGGTTTCTAATTCTGCCGCAAGCTTCATCTTCGTATCGGCATCAGGCACAAACTTGTCGAGGATCGGGCTGGCGAGGCTTAAAATTTGTCCAATCATTCTGAAGCCCTTTCAAGCTGCATTTTCATTTTTGCTAATTCGATTTCAAGATCATGCACACGCGCGATTGTATCTTGCACAGATTTTGGCGGCTCAAATTTATCTATCCATTCGTCATTTTCTTCGACTTCGGCCATCGTCAATTCTAAATTATGTTCCAGAAAAGATATACGTTCTGTCAGACCAAAATAGACCCAAACGGAAACCGCAGTAAAAGCAATCATGCTAATGAGGTTTCGCAACGGAATCGTCACTTCAGAACTTTCGTTCAATTTATGCGCAACAGATTTCATCTTATTTGTTTGCCTCGCTGCCCATCCAAACAGCGAAGGCGCCGGTTGCCGCGCCGACAATTGTGCTGACAAATGCGGTTTGCTGCGTTGTTGCCGCTGCGCCCAATCCCATAAACCAATCGCAAACATTCCAAGCCATAAACGTGAAAGCCAACATCATAAAGCGCGGAATAATTTTGTATTCCAATATCATTTTGCTCAATGCCATTCTCCACTTTCCATCATCTGCGAAAGTTCAACAGCGCGACCCTTAACCTGATCCGCCCATCGGCTTCGCAGCATTTCGGCAGCCGCTAATCGGTAATCGCCGACAAGCAACGCAGCTTGGAAATTCTGGAACTTGTCAAAATTTGGCTTTCCCAAATTAAACAGCATCGAAATAATGACAGCTTTTCTGGTTTCATCTAGCTTTGGATAAAACGCATATGTGACGGCTTCATCTTCGCAACGCTTAATATCGTTTGCCAGAAGATAGCTGATCTCATCGTCTGATAATCCGCCGCCAAGTTTTTCATCAATTAGCCTTCCACAGCCAATAGTCAAATATCCGCGACTGTCTTCATAAGCATGGCTAACCACACCCTCATGCAGTTTGACTAAATCAAGCAGCTTGCTCATCATCATCTTCCTTTTGCATCATTTTGCTGGCAACCACGCCAAGCTTGTAAAGCGCATCGTGCATCGGGCTATCCGAAGCCTTCATGCCTCTACCAGTCAAAAACACCTCAACGGCGTCGCCTGATTGCGGGTGATAGGAAACGGTGACGGTCATGCCCTCGCCGACATCTTGAGAAACACATGGACGGCGATTAGGAAGTTCGATCATTTAAAATCTCCAAAGTTTTGTGAAGTGATGAGGATTCAAGTTCATGGTCGTCGAAAATTTCGCCAGAACGTGAAAGGGTGATTGTTTCTATTTCTTCGATGGGCATAAATATGCACTTGCGATGCGGAATGCTAACGCAGGCCACAAAGTCGTAGTCGTCAATAGTTGGCGGCCGCTTGCCGCCGCCAATGCCAAAATGCCATTGCAGCTTTCCGGCCGCGTATCGTCTGCCGTCAGGCGTATGAAATGATGATGCCTTAACTTGGACGCGATATATTTTTGAGCCTCTAGTCGCAATCATGTCGAATCCGGCCGCTGGCGATATCGCGGTTTTCCAGCCGTGCATTTCGCAGACGGCCGCAGCGAGATATTCGCCGATGCGACCAGTAACAATTGCGCTCATTTTATTTGGGCAAAAACCCGACCGTCAGTGCAATCTTTGTTGCAACGGCGCCAACAATGCCGGCGATGCCAGCCAACAGCATGACAGTTTTCCAACCGCCTTTCGCTTGCAAAGCAAGCTCATGGATTTCCTTTAGGCAAGCGCGCGTTTCAGCCATCTCGCGTTCTAAAGTTCGCAGGCGACTAGACATTTCGCCAAGTTCACGTTCAACAGACATATTTTACGCTTTCGCTAATATGGAAAATAAAAAGACAAACAGACCTAATCCGATGACGCCAACAACGGCGATGAGTAAAACCGCCTTGATTGTCTCCTCGATTTCGTGCTGTTTTCGAGCCGCTTCACGCGCCGCTTTTTGACGCGCTTCTTTTTGCTCGCGAAGTGCCTGATTATGGTGGTCAATTATTTCCTGCCATGTAGATTTTTGATCGGCGGTTTTCGGCCATCGCATATTTATCAAGGTCGCAATTTCGTGCATTTCTTCATTCAGCCGTTTGGCTTCAAGCACCGCATCAATAGAGCCTTTAAACTGAATGTCACCAGTTCCCGCTTTTTTGTTGCGTTCTTCGTTCAGCTTTTTCTGTGCCATGAACAATGTGCCGATCTGGTCACCGATTTCGGCAACAGATTGCACATCGTTTATGCGTGATTTTATGAAACCTATCGCATTGCTCGCAGCCGTGACCGCAGCGATGGCTGTCGTAATAGGCTCCATTCAAACACCTTTATTTTTTTTGAAGCTGGTAAACCACCAGAAGAAGAAGCGCGGTTTGGATAAGATCAACAACAGGAAAAGCGATCATTATTCTGGATCGTTTTCTTCATCAGTTTCTCCATCAGTTTCTTCATCAGTTTCCTCAGCGTCTTCAAGAGCCGGATCGGGTTTTTTGACAGCCGATCTTTGCGTTCCAACGGTCAAAAAAGCTGGTGGAGTTAAGTCTTTTGGAGCGTATTGCAGCGCCATGTCATCAACATCTGCGGCGTCCATGTCTGCCGTTATCGGCAAAACAGCCCATGAGCCATTTTCATATTCAACTTGAACGCCATCTGTTGAGACTTTTGTTACTGTATAAATTGGATTAGCCATGTTTTATCCTCTAAGCCGTGCCGCCAGCGACAGTGCCGTTGTTTGTTAATGTTACAAAAGAAAGCCCGCGAATATATTTGCCACCGGTGCCGCCGCCGCTGCCACCGCTGCCACTTCCGTTATTCCCGTTAGCGCCAGAATTTCCAGTTGAGCCGTTTGCACCATAGCCCGCGCCTGTGCCACCTGTGCCGCCTGTGCCAGCATTTTGGCCGCCGCTAGCGCCACCAGAGCCACTTGCCGCGTTTTGGTTATACCCTGCGCCAACGCCGCCCGCGCCGCCAGCGCCGCCGGAACTGTAGTTAGTCACGGTGGAGTTTATAGTTCCAACAATCCGCCAATAAGAATTGTCATACCAAGAGCCAAGATAACCGCCTCGACTAAAACTGTGGCCGCCGTAACTTGTTGAGGTAGTGCCACCGCTATAAGTGAAAGTTCCAACTCCAGCCCAATTTGCTTTAGTCCACATCCAATTGTTGTTTGCTACAATATTTCCGGGATACCCATACGAATGACCGGCTCTAGTTGATGTCGATGATGATGTGGACGTGTATGATCCCCCGCCACCAGACCCGCCGTTTCCGCCACCGCCGCCGCCCGCGTAAACGAACCCATTGTTGATAAATGTGCAGGCAACAAACGCTTCAAAAGCATCACCGCCAGCCGAGCCAGCCGCGCCGCCAGCGCCAATCAAAGTGCCATTATTAGTGATGGTTATAGAGCCGATTCCGCCGGTGCTTATTTCCAGAGCTTCTTCGCTGGTGCTAGTCGCGCCTAGCGTGACGCCTGAGTTAATGACGATTTCTTTGGGATAATTAACACCGTAATCGCTGCCAAAAATTGTGCTTGCGTTTTGGTTTGTTGCACCGCTGGTAAATGTTTTGCGCCAGCCTTTTGCGGTACTGCGGAAATTGGTAAAATTTATTGCACCCGATACAGGCACAGAAGCGGCTAGGTTTGTCGCTGTATTGTTGCCCGCGTTGCCTTTTACTAGCGTTCCGCCACGATACAGATCGCTAAAACTGATTGCTCCTGAGCCGGAAAACTCCGTGCGCAAGTCGCTGAAGCTGACAGCCCCACTTGCTGCAATAGCCATTATACAGAGCCAAAAGCTGTAACATCGCCAGCCGCAACAATTGCGCCCGCGCTAGTTACCTTTAGAACGCCGGTGCCGCCATAGCTCAATAATAGGTTATTTGACCCATCTTGCTCAATAGTCCAGCCTGCGCCGATTGCCAGCTTGGTGATGCTGTCTGTTCCTTGCTCAAAGCCTTTAATATGGCTCATCAAAGTTCTGAAAGCATTGTTAACATCACTTGGCAGCATTGAGTTTTCCGCAAGATTGACCCCGCCGACATCAGTATTATTGGCAGCCGTTGAATCGTACTGACCGAAATTGTCTTTACTCATTTTAAATTCCTTTTTTTAGGGTTATCTGTCGCTGTTCATATAGGCGCCAAGCAGGCCACCAGATGCAGGCAACAGCATCGTGCGGCGCCTTTGGTTCTTTGTTGCTTCGGCGGCTCTAGCTTCCAGACCTTGCAAAAAGTTTCTAGTGCCTGCCGAATTAAACATTGGCGTCGCTAATTGGTCAGAAATACGCTCTGCCGCCTTGCGTTGCCGCCGCTTCATTAGGCCTCTCGCGCTTTCAACCGCAGCCCCGCGAAGGCCACCCATCGCAAAAACGTCAACAGGGTCACGCGTCAAATCGTTTAAGCTTGCGCCCATTCTTGCGGTAACAGAATTGCCGGTAACGAAATCGCTAGTGTTCCGCATATTTGCCTCGCGAAGCATCAGCTTTTCAAAGTTCTTGTATCCTTCATCGGTATCAAACAAAGCCCGCAATTTTTCTTGGCGGCCATCGAAAACCTTTTTTACTGCATCGCGGCGGCTGCCGGATTTAGCGCTGTTTTCAAGGCCTCTAGTGATCTCATCTATAACGCCAACGCGATAAGCCTGCTTTGCCGGCTCTGGTAAAGCTTGAAACTCGCGCCTGACTGCATCAGCACTTTTGTTGACCTTTAAAAGGCCTTTGCCAAGCTCATATGAGTTTTCAACATCAAGATCATCGCCAAACTGTTTTCTGGCAGCGCCATACTCAGGCACAACTTCATCGACTTTGTTTCTAAATAGCGAAAGAATAGCGGTATTCGCTTGTCGCTCTTGGTTGCCAAGCCCGCCAAGCTTTACCTTTTCGGAAATGTTGTCATCAAGCCCGCGCTTTATATAGTCAAGCTGTCTGACTGTTGGTTGCGCTTTGGTACGGACAAGCTTCCCATCTACTTCATCGAAAAGCTTTGGAAAAGGCACATCAGCAAGGTCATCTTTGACAAACTGTTCATTCTTAAAAATACGCTCTGCGCGCTGAAACGCCTCTTTGAAGTCATTTCGGCCAAGAAAACGCTCGATTTCGTTGCTTTGAACAAATCGCTCAACGCCCTCGTCAGTTTGATAGGCTGCTTTATATGCCGGCTCTGCCGCCGCACGGCGTGCATCTTTCAGATCATCAAGATATTTGATTCCGCCTTGCTGGCTTCCAAGCGCATCCATAAGCCCGCCCAAAACGCGCTCATCTTGGTTAGCATTGCGCTCGCCAAACTGCTTGACAGCCTCATTCCTTGCGGCCGATGGGGTTGCTTGGATGTCGCGAGCAAGGTTTCTAACATTCTCGCCACCAACGTCAGCAATAGTTTCGGGCAAGGTGCCTGTCTGAGCGTTATCATCAAGCTTGCTTATGAGGGTTGCGGGCGTATCACCATCGCGGGCAATAGCTTCATTCAGCTTATCTTTGCCAAAATTATCACGACCCCGATATTTAGAAATGCCTCTGCCGATAGCATTGCCAGCAATGTTGACAGCCTTTGCCGCACCAGCGCCTAGAAGCGCTCCACCTAATGCGTCAGATGTTGACTTGTTGTCAGATGAACCAACGCCATAAAGAGCGCCCTCACCAGCCGCTAGGCCGTAAATTGCTGGCGCACCTTTTGCAGCTTTATAGCCCATGCTTCCAAGTTTTGCTAAACCGGCGGCAGGGATTAA